AGATGCTGAAGTTCCTGCACCAGACGGAGTACACGAATTAGAGGGTGGAATGAAGATTGAAACCAAAGACGGAGTTATCGTTAAAATTGAAGAAAAAGTTTCTGAAGAAATGGAAGAAGTTGAAGTACCTGTTGAAGTACCAGCTGAAGTTGCACCTGTTGCACAAGAAGTGGTTGAGGCAGTTGTTGAAGCTTTAGTTCCATTGATGGATGAGGTTAAAGTCCTTGTTGAAGAAATGAAAAAGATGAAAGACGGTATGAAGAAAATGGAAAACGATTTTAGTTCATTCAAAAAAGAACCAGCAGCAAAGAAAATTTCTGATGGTAAAACAGATTTTAATAAAGAAGAAGTAATAGATTCAGTAGATGCTAGAGTAGCTTCTATTATGAGTTTAAGAAACAAAAAATAAAAACATTAAAAAAATAAAAAAACAAAATTATGAAAAATTATTCTAAACAAGATTTTGAATATGTAGTTTCAAGTATCACTGGTTTTACAGACCAAACTTCAACTGAGTTGATGATGAAAGCCCTTGTAGGTGGTACTACTGCAAAAAACAGTAATGTGAAATTAGGTATCAAAGGAACTCAACAAGTTCAAATTTTAGATTCTACTCCAGCGTTCCAAGCAGGTGCTTGTGGATGGTCTGCAAGTGGAACTACTACTTTCTCTCAAGTATCTTTAACAGTATGTCCTGAGAGAATCAATGAAAGCTTATGTCCTGACGCATTGTACAGCACATACCAATCATTATTATTACAAAAAGGTGAAACTGAAGAAGTTGTTCCTTTTGAATTGGAAATTGCAAACTTAAAAGTAAAACAAATCCAACAAAGAATTGAACAAAAATTATGGCAAGCAACTACTGCAGGTGGTGATTGTTTCCAAGGTTTCAAAGCATTGTTAGTATCAGGTGCTACAGGTACTGCGGTTTCTGACACTCCAACTGCATTCTCTCCTACAGCTGCTTACGGTTCAAACGGTAACCCAATAAGTGAAGTGGATAAATTAATCAACGCTTTAGATGACAACGCACAAGCTATCGAAAACTTAGTATGTTATATGTCATATGCTAACTACAGATTGTATGTACAAGCATTAACTAAAGCTAACTTCTTCCAAAACTACATCGGAAGTTCTTCAGTAATCGGTGGTGAGGCTAACTCATTCGCTGTACATCCAAACTCAACTGTAAAGGTATATCCAACTATCGGTCTTAACGGTTCTGGTAGAGTTGTAGTAGGACCAGCTGACTACTTCATTGTAGGATTTGATGCTCTAAGTGACCACGAAAAATTAGATATGTGGTGGTCTCGTGATAATGACGAAATTCGTATCAGAGGTAACTACAACTACGGAGCTGCTTTAGTACGTTTCGCAGGTGTTAACTACTTCGCAACAAACAACATCGCTTAATTATAATATTAAAGAGATAAAAACAGGGAGGTGAAAGTCCTCCCAATTTTTAAAAAATAAACAAAACAAACAATTAATATAAAATAATATGAGTTGCTATATATCAGAAGGAATTTCTTTAAATCAGTGCTCAGATTCTATTGGTGGTATCCAGAAAATTTATATCGCTGGTGGTACAGGTACAACAGTTGGTGGTGTGACAGGTTTCACATACTCAGCTGATGACAGTATCACAGGTGCTACATCTGCTCCAGGTACAATCTTCTACGGATTTGAATTGAAAAGAGGAACTTCACAACTTTCACAAAACATCCAAAAGTCATTTGAAAACGGAACCGTGTTCTACGAACAAGTGTTGGAGGCTGTAATGTACAAATACGATGCTTCAAAGAGAAACATCATTGAAAACTTAGCGTCAAAAGACAACTTACAAGTTATTGCGATTGACCAAAACGGAACTCAAGTGATGTTAGGTCAAGTAAGAGGTATGTACGTATCTGCAGGAGCTTTAACTTCAGGTTTGGCTTTAGGTGATAGAAATGGTATCAACTGGACAATGACAGGTCAGGAACCAGTTCCTGGTAGAGTTATTGAAGGTACACTTGCTACTGTTTTCACAGGTGCTTCATTCGTTGGATAATATCTTGGTGATTAATTTCATCAATTATCTATATATATCCTGTTAAAAGAGGGTCTTCGGACCCTTTTTTTCGTTTATATCAATTCATTTTTACTTTTTTTATATTTATTATTATACAGACAGTAATATGCTTATACTAAATAAGGGACAACAAAATGAATTAGTGTTAAACATTAACAACAATTCAAGAACAGATTTTACAAGTTATACTTTAACGTTCACACACGTAGTATCACAAGAGGTAAAATCATACACAGTTAGTACATCAAATCCATTAGTTTATGCGGAGAATGATAGATACTGTGAGATTATATTAAACTTTCAAACGGCAGGACAAGATTTAAACTATCTTGGTCAATATCAATTAGAAATTTATGGTAACGGTACAAGTCTTGTTTATACAGGAATGGCCCAATTAAATGGTTCACAAGAATCTAATCCATTTACAGAGTATGTTTCACCTGACGAAGATAATAGTAACTTTATATACATACAAGATTAATTATGAGTGAAGAAAACAAAAAATATCAATTAAATAAAATAGCGTTCAGACAAGAACCTATATTACCTCGTTTCTCAGAGTTATTCAACAGAGTACCTTGGGTATATTATGGTGACAATAACTTGATGCCACAATATCTTATAACACGTTACAACAATAGTGCTATCCATAAAGCTATTGTAACGAGCAAGGTAAATCAGATTATGGGTGATGGAGTTGTATCTATCAATAACCCAATGGCTTCTGTCAATCTAATCAACAAGAAAGAGAATGTTGAAGAGGTTATGAAGAAATGTGCATTAGACCTTGTGTTGTTCGGAGGTTACTCCTTGAATATAATCTGGTCAAGAGACAGACAAACGATTGCAGAAATTTACCACTTGGACTTTAGTAGAGTTAGAGTTGGTAAGATAAACCCCGAAACAGATGAAATTGAAAAATATTATTATTCAGCAGATTGGTCAAATATCAAAAAGTTCCCTGTTGAAGAATATGATGGTTTTAACCAAGAAGATGGTGAACCGTCTCAGGTTCTTTACTACAAACAATACCAACCAAGTAATAGCTATTATCCTAATCCAGATTATTCTGGTGCTCTTGCTGCTATTGAAATTGATGTCAACATCAAAGAATTTCATAGCAACAATTTAAAGAATGGTATGTTACCAAGTCTTTGGATTGACTTCGTGAATGGTATCCCTGATGAAGAAAATCAAAGATTGATGACACGTGCATTGGAAGAACAATATTCTTCTGTTAATAACGCAGGTCGTCCAATCATATCATTCAACGAAAGTCCTGAATTATCACCAAGAATTACACAGATTGCACCATCATCAAACGATGGGTATTATCAAGCAATATACGATGACATTATTAGAACCATTTTAAGTGGTCATAGAATCTCATCTGGTGAATTGTTTGGTATCAGTACATCTGGTAAATTAGGAACTCGTAATGAGATTGTGGACCACTCAGAATATATTCGTAAGATGGTGATTATGCCGTATCAACACGAACTATTACCAACATTCAATAAATTGGTAAGTCTTAAATCACAAAAACCAACAACATTTGAAATTAAACCATTATCAATCTACGAGGTTGGTGATATTGTTGAACAACCAATTGTTGAAGATAAACCAGAACAACCAACACAAATAGCTTAAAATGGGAGTATTATTAATATCAGAAACAAAACTGAAACAATTTACAAATATCAATAAAAATGTTGATATGGATGTTTTACGTGCTGAGGTACAAATTACACAGGACACAGAACTTCAACCACTATTGGGTACAAAGTTCTATGAACATCTATTGGACCAAGTTAGTTCAACAGGTAATACTTTTACTTCTGACGAATCTACGTTAGTCAATAGCTACATCGCTCCGTACCTCATCCAAGCAAGTTACTTCCGTGCAATCCCTCACCTTCATTACAGAACGATGAACAGAGCGATAATTGAAGGACAGACTGAAGGAGGTTCACCTGTGGATTTGGAAACAATGAAATATCTTCGCTCAATACAAAAACAAACTGCAGATTTTTATAAGATGAGATTACAAGACTGGTTAATCACAGGACGTGGTCAAAACTTATTCCCTGATTATCTATCTACATCTACAATTGATGG